TAAAAACTGATAGACAAGAAAATTTTATAAGGTGTTTGATTCGTATAAACGGTGCCATAAGCCCGCTGCGACGTTACAGTAGTCCAATGTTGATTATTAGCATCTCTTGTATTAATAACGGCATTTCCGTCACCGTTAAACCAACAACTACCTGTTACAGCTCCATTCAATATAAATTGTCTAGAAGTCTGCAAGACAGTAGCAGATTTGGCATTACCGGTTGTATTCTGATTGCCGGCTATATTTACACCGGGCAAATTAATATTCTGAGTCCCGTCAAAAAAAACGCCGCCAATTTTGCATGGATTAGTTAATTTATAAGCAGAAGCTGCGGTACCTGATGTATTCTGATTGCCGGGTATATTTACACCGGGCAAATCTATGTCCTGTGTGCCATTAAATGAAACACCACCAATTCTTCTATCAGCTATCTTTTCGGCATATTCAGCTGCTTTTGCTGTACCTGTTTTATCCAGCTTATTCTCATTTAATATCTTACCCTGCAAGGCGGATAATGCTGATTGACCATCAGTTGAATCAAGCGCATTAATTATCTTCATAATGCCGGCTTTAT